CGGCATGTTCAGCGCCGTGGGGTCGCCGCTGACGTCGTCGTAGTGGCGGTAACTGGTTGCGGCGGCGATCACCAGCGTGACGGCGGACGCGCCGGTCACATGGAGCTGCCCGGCATCGCCGGTGATTTTGCCGCCGGTCGCCGTGGCGTGCAGCCGTGCCTCGAATTTCAATGCGCCCTTGATGCCGTAGGCCTCACCGTTGGTCCCGGCCAGGACGAGCGTGTCGTTGCCCTCCGTGTGAACCGCGGACTGCTCGGGCGATTGGAACGCGAGCGTCAGCGCAAGGCTCGGCGTGCTCGCGGTGAGCTGAATCACGATCGCCTGGTCCGGCACGCTGGCAAAGACCTCGCGCGTGTAATGCACGTCCCGCAGGTCGAACTCGGTGCGGGCCACCGCCGAATCGAGATCGAGCTCCCGCCGGTAGTTCCGGGCGCGGTCCTCGCCGGCCAGGGTGATCATGAGATCGCCGACCGTCTCGTATGGCGCCTGGCGGACCGGGACCGACATGAACTTCTGCTGCACCAGATCCTGCGCCGCCTGGTAGTCGCCGGCGGCGAGCAGCCGGCGGATTTCCGGCAGCGCGGCCTTGGCATCCGGGTTGGCCGGATTCGTCGGTCCGCCCGCCCACAGTGTGCTCTCGTTGAGCTGGATCCGCTCCTGCTCGATCCCGCCGAACACCATCGCTCCGAGGCGTCCGTTGCCGACCGGCAGCGCCTCGACCCATTCCGCCGCCGGCCGCTTGTACCACAGCTTGAACGCGTCGGCTGCGCTCGCCGCGAGCGGAACGATCAGCATCGCCAATCCCGTCCAGCGGAGCGCAGACCGAAACCGGCCGGCGGAAATCCCGCCGCGTTGAAAACAAGAGCTCGGGAAAATCGAAGTCATGGGGGTAGGGTAGTGCGGAAGTTATCCGATAGAACGACGCCGCTGCAAGATAGCCGCGCTTGTGCTTGTCTCCCGTAGCTGCCGCCGTGAGGCGGCAGGATTCTTCTTTCGATCCAGTTGAACCTGCTTCCCTGGAAGAATAACTTCTCCTGTGCGCCTGCGCGTGTGATTGCGCAAGACGCGGAGTCGCGAATCCAGGCTGTCTCATGACGGCTGCTACATTCGGCCCTCACCAAGACACAAAGATTGATCTCAGTCCGGATCGATCTCTGTGTGCTCCGTGTCTCTGTGCGCAAGCCTTCCGGGGTTCGAATCATCCCATTAATTTATGAAACGTGATCTTTTCCCTCGTCGCTTCCTGGCACCCGCCTTTTGTCTGATTTGCACGCTCTGGAACGGCTCTTCCGCCTTCGCCGCCGATTTTCACCTGATGGTCGCGCCGCAGACGCTGCGCTCCGATGAGGTCACCCTGCTGTGGGAAAAACCCGACCTCGCGCTCAAGGGCGCCGATTTTGAGCTCTTCTGCGACAACCGGCTCGTGGCCACGACGGCCAAGACGCACTACACGATGAGGGGCCTGGCGCCGGAGAGTGCGCACACGTTCTCGGTCCGGCTCAAGGGCGAGCCGCAGCCGGCGGGCCTCAAGCCCGGCGAGGAAGTCCGAATCAAGACCCCTGCCAAGGAAACCGTCGTCTCGATCGAAAAATTCGGCGCCGTCGGCGACGGAAAGACGCTGAATACGAAGGCGATCCAGGCCGCGATCGACGCGTGTCCGGTCAACGGAGTGGTGGAGATCCCGCGCGGGGTGTTCCTCAGCGGCGCGCTCTATCTGAAGAGCGACATGACTCTTCACCTCGCGGCTGACGGCGTGCTCAAGGGCTCGGCCGTGCCGGCCGACTACGCGCCGATGATCCGCAACCGCTTCGAAGGCTGGGAACTCGAGACCTATGCCAGCCTGATCAACGCGGGCAGCATCGACCGGGGCGATTTTCCGAAGATCCGCCACATCAGCATTCGCGGCGAAGGCAAGATCTCCGGCGGCGGCAATACCCTCGCGCAGGCGATCATCGCGACACATGGCCTGCGCGGGCGCGGACGGCTGATCTGTTTGATGAATGCGCAGGACGTGGAGATCCAGGGCCTCACGCTGGAGGAGCCACCCTGCTGGACGCTGCACTACATCTACAGCGAGAACGTCACCTGCCACGACCTCACCATCAACAGCAACGTCCGCAACGGCGACGGGATCGACCCGGACTCGTCGCGTAATTCCTACATCTTCAACTGCGCGTTCTCAACCGGCGATGATTGCATCGCGGTGAAGTCCGGGAAAAATCCGGAGGGCAACGTCGTCAACCGGCCGACGGAGAACGTCCTGATCGCCGACTGCCGTTTCGACCGCGGCCACGGCATCTCGATCGGCAGCGAAATCTCGGGCGGCATCCGCGGCGTGCGCGTGGAGGACTGCGTGGCCGGGAAGCTCCTTTACGGCATGCAGATCAAGGCGACGAAGGACCGCGGTGCTTTCGTGGAGGACGTGGTGGTGCGCGACTGCGACCTGCAGATGATCACGATCCTCACCGACCTCCCGTACAACAACGACGGCCAGCCCGCCTCCGAGCAGCCGTACTTTCGCAACTTCCGCTTCAGCCACATCGACCTCACCAAGGCCGACCCCGCGCGCCCGATCATCGTCATCAACGGCTTCCCCGCCGCCGGCCACCGCACGAGCCACGTCACCCTCACCGACCTGCGCCTCCCCGCCGGCGCCCGCATCCAGGTCGACCAGGCTGAGGACATCACCTTCACCGCCATCACGACCTCCGATGGTTCCGTCCCCAAATACGAAGTCACCCGCTCCGACCGAGTGAGCTTCTGAGGGTGGACGACTTTCCGAGGGTGGGGCGCGTTATCCCTAACGCGCCGCTCCGTGTCCTCTCGGTATTTGCTCTTCCGAAGCTAACCTCGGTTCGTCCTCGGTCCGACTCCTGTAAAAACAACTCTTTCCGATCCGTTTTTAACAGGAGGAGACCCGAGGCCAAACCGAGGAAATCCCGCCGAAACCGCCCCCGACTTTTGCCTTGCGCGAACCATCCCCCGCCGTACCGTCCCACCCTCCGCGGTTAGTCCCCATCGTCTAGCCCGGTTAGGACACCACCCTTTCACGGTGAGAACCGGGGTTCGAATCCCCGTGGGGACGCCAGCGTCGAGATAACCACTTGGATTCAAGAAGGTTATTCTGGCTTTGAGATGAGGCATGACAACAGGAGTGACAAAGAAGGGCCCTCTCAAACGTCGACCGCATCGGAGAACAAGATGCGCAGTCCGTTGTACTTTCCGTCGACCGTCGCCGGATCGCCGTAGTCGGAAATCACCCCCTCGATTTTCGCGGCCGCGTAGAACTGCTCCCGGACCTTATCTCGAGTCGAGGCCGGAAGAGCATCAAGAGCTGCGTTGCCGAGGTATTGATCGAATTTCGCACCCGACAGCCGGAGCTTGGCAACAATAGGAACCAGCGGACTGCCTGGCGCCGATGCGGCGAGCGTCGCGTTGGTGTAAAGAGCCAGAAGCGCAGACGCCTCACGGATGCCTTTGTCCCAGCGGTAGGCGTTGACGCGGATGTAATTTCCCGTCGCTCCGTTAGCGAGGGTGATAGATTTTTGAAGAGCCATAATTAATTGTTCTCCCAAAATTCGGGTGTGATCCGGAACGACGCGGAACCCGGGAGATTCGAGCCATCGATGGTGAAGAGTTCGATGACCGCGTTCGTGCTCGAGTTGCCGGCATCATCCCAATCGTAGCGAAATCCGACGTTGGGATCATTGCTGGTCGAGGTCGGACTGAGCATGCCATCAGGTTTCGCTGCGAAGCCGCGGCCTGATATATCGAAGTTTATTTTTTCTGTGGGAGCCCCACCTGCAGTCGTCACAACAGAATTGAACGGGAAGCGGGCCATCACACTTTGAACGCTTCCGCCGCTTCCCATCGCGAGCCCTGTGGTCTCAACGGAATCGGTATTCTGAGCCGAGATGCTGCCAAGGCCTATTGTGGCCGTGCCGTTGGCATTTCCCAACGCCACCCACGCAGACGGCGTTCCCGTTCGGTTGACGTGACGAATTCTGACGTATCCCGGATTAAGAAACGCATTGTAAAGGGTGATCGTCTTTTCATTTGTGATGCCCGGTCCGGCGAGCGTCACCCAGGTATCGTCCGTCGCGCCGTCGGAGTTGGTGAACGTCGCCTTGATTTGGGTGTACCCGTAATCTGGGTCGGACGGCTTGTCCCAAAAGACACGAGTTCCGAACACAAGGACCTTGGTGCCCGGCAGGTATTTCGGTGTTACGCCATCGGTGGTCAATGCGCCTCCGGTCGGGGCAGAAGGTGCGCCGGTCTTCAAATCGATCGTGTAGTTGTCGACCTCCTCGACTGCGCCGACGACGCCGATATTATTTACAAAGTTGATCCGCACGTCGTAGGCGACGCCGGCGAGGACATCCGTGATATAGTCGATCGTTTGGTCTCCGCGCTGCTCGTTCCAGACCAGCCAGTCTGAGTCGGCGTGCTTCTTGTACTCGATGTGAACCTTCCCGCCCTGCGTGACATAGATGTCATCTGGAAGATTCCACGTAACGCGCAGCCGCGGAACGAACGTTCCGTCAGCCTGGGGAAACGCAGTCGAGTCATCTGCGAGCAGCGAGAGGCCGGTCGGCGTAGCGACCAGCGATGGATTAGGAAGGTTTGTGTTTGCGGCCAGGTCGACCGTCGTCTCCTCGCCGTTCGCCCAATCCCACACGCCGCTCGCTGTCTCGCGAAGCGTTTGCTGGATGCCGAGCAAGGGACCGTTGTCGGGTCCGTAGGTCTGGAATCCCCACTCCGCGACCTCGTACTCTTTCGCGGACCATCCCAGCGCGGCTCGAGTCATCGCACAGACATCGGCCGGCATCACGGACATTGCGGCCAATCCGAAAAGCGCCGAGACGGTAATTTGCTGCCGGCCGCGCTCGAGCATGATTTTGGCAAGACGCTGCGCGGTCGCAGCTGACGTTGTGAACGGCAGGGTGATGTCTCGCCACAGGCGAATTCCACCATCCTGGGCTTTGTAGGTGTCGTTTTTAATCACGGGAAAGTCGGCTGCTGCCCATTGGTTCGTCGGAGAAATATAGACGCCACGAACGCCGTTGAACGTGTCTTGTCGCGAAAGCCGCGGCTGCACCGATATCGCGCCGAGAAGATCCGAATCGGTGAATGTCACACTTGGCGATCGGTAGGCACCGGCACGGATTGTCCAAATTCCACCCGTGTCCACCACGGTGCCTGCTCCAGCTGCAACCAAATCGAGAAGAACCGAGTTCGGGTCTTGATCAGAGGTTACGACGCCATTGATCGTGTAGCGTTTTTCCAGCGATGAGTCCGCCAAGACCATGTCCTCGTCTGAGATATTGGCGGCCTCGTTCTGATCAGCTGACGGGATTCGTGCATATGCGATGCCCTTTCCCCAAGTTGGATCGTTGAGAAAATCGCCGACGCATAGCGCCCAGTTCGGACTCCATGCCGTTGTCGAGGATCTCTGATCAAGAACCTTCTTCCCCTTCACCAAAGCGGTAATTGTCGGCATACCGTTCGGGAAAAGTGAAGTGTCGTACTTCAGCCTGGCGTAAATGTAGGCAACGCCGCGGCCGCGGTGGTCCGTGGTCCACTCTGTAGGCGCCTCGGCCACAAGGTCGCTGTCGGCGGTTTGAGAAGTTGATCCGAGGTGCTTTTTGATACGGACCGCGCCGGCGTAGGTGCCAGTCGCGTTTCCGCTTCCATCAAGCGGAATCTCAGTCCCGTCGAAATAGATTGATCCGATCTCCTCGCATTCATGGCCGGCGAGCACGAGAACGAGATGAAGGTACTCGTTTTTTATGCCTGTCGTCGTAACAAAAACCAAGGTCCCTGAAACCAAGACCTGCCCGTAGATCAGCCTGCGCGGAGCGATCGGATCGCGCGACATGACCGTGCGACCGTTGTCGATCGACGATTGCTGTGCAGCAAGCGACTTTTTCAGTCGGTTTTTTTGGTAGGCGGAGAACGCATAGGAAGCACCAAGCAACGCAACTTCTCCAACGACGGCGGCAACTGAAATTGTGCCAATGACCATCGTTGTCGTCGCTGTCGCAGCGGCAGACGCACTAAAAACCGAAATGATAGCTACTCCTACGGCTTGTGGCATTATTCAACCCTCCATGCGATTCGACAGCTCTCGGTCAGTTGGGCGACCGCTGCGTCCTTTCCAGGAAAAGCAGAGTATTTACCTGCGCAGACGCCAAGAGTAGGCCCGTCAGGCATGTCGAACAAAACGAGGTCGCCGCGTTGCGCGAACGATACGGGCTCACGTGGATATCCCGCGGCGTCGACGATTGCCTCAATCCCACCTTTATCCTTGAGGATCCTCGCGGCGCCGAGCGCTGTGGAATAAGTGCCGCGCAGATCAGCTGCGTGGTCGACGCCCATCAAGATTGCCACCCAATCAGCCGCAAAAGTGCAGCAGTCGTTATCGCCCCACGAGAACGGCTGATGCCTCTTCTCTTCGAAAAAGAGCGCCAATGCTGCGGGCCAGTTATTTTTACGTGGCATGATTATTCCTCACACTCCAGAACCCGCCGGCGAACCACTCGGTGTCGAAGTGGCGGAGCCCCAGGTCCACGTCTTAGTGACCAAACCGGCGACCTTGTCGAAAAACAGGTCTCCCGGGTAATCAATCTGTTGATCCTCGTGCGTGTAGCGCCGTGCGCCGCTGCGATTGTCCACCAGCTCCTTTTGAAGCTGGACCGAAATCGTTGCGGTATCTCCACTATCCTCGATCACGGTCTGATCGATCTTACCGTCGAAAACGAGGTATGGATCGGCTGCAAGGGTTCCGTCGGCTGCGAAGGCAGCCAGCCAGATTTTCGCCGGCTGACCCTGCGCATCATTCGCCAACGCTTCCGCTACCAGTCCGGAAGGAATTCCAGAAAGACTCAAGGTGACACCGTTGGCGGACAGATCACCGCTCTCCTTTATCTCGGAGATTTTTCCGAGATAACCTGTCCCAACAAAAGTGTGTCCACCCCATGAGATATTGCCGAACCCTGTCCATACGTAGACAGTTCCGCTCGGCCAATCGAGCTCGACCAAAAAGGCTGGCCGAACGACTGGCGCCGAGAGGGCCGATTGCAATCCTGTTGGAAGTCCTCTGCTCATGTTAGAACGCTCATGGCCTTGATCGAAAGGCCGTCGAAAACCTTGGCATCGCCTACAGACCATCCAACGGGCTGCATCAAACGGAAGAGTCCCTTCGCGGCCGTGATAACAATCGCCGTGCCGTTGGCGTAGGCTGAGGGAAGGCGCGGGAACACGTCTACCGATCCGGCATTCACCTGCATCACCTTGTGTAGATAGTTCCCAACCTGCAGCCAGTCGCCCTTTGTCCAGGTTCCGGTGCCTCCTGTGACTGCGAGTGTCGTTGAGCCTGCAGTCTGCGTTCCATTAACCGTCCATGAGCCGGCGAGGTTGCCCTGCGGTGCTTTCAGAACAGAATCGCCCAACCAGAAAGTTCCCTCGGGCCCGTTGAGCGCCAAAAGGAATGCGAGCCAGGCCTCGGCTTGCGCGTCGTTCATCGCCGGAAGCGTAATTTCGGCCTCCCACCATTGACCCGGCCACGCAATCACTTGCTGCTGGCCGGTGAATTTCGAGGCCTGAAGGTTCACGATCGTCCGCGGCGTGAACGCGATCCGACGATTGCCGGGCGTCGTTGGCGGAGTGAGTGGAAAGGCGATACTCATGGTTTAGGCTCCAGCCAGTGCCCGTCCGGTTGCGCCGCCCTTGCGAATCGCCGCCAGTACGGAGGCCACAGAGCGACGCTCGACGCTTCCGTTCAGCGCCATGACCATCGCCTCGAGGCGGCTGATTGCCGTCTGATCGGCTCCGCTGGCGTCAATGACGTAGGTATCGCCGGCTCGACTACTGCCCAGCGCTCGCAGCGCTGAATTCGGCAGAATCGTGCCAGCAGTGTCCGGGATGAACGGCTCCGGGCCGTCTTCACCTACGATCGAAACCTTTCCGGGCTCAGGCCGACCGCCGTTTGCGAAAAAGCCGCCGAAGCTGAAAAACGAAGGCAGCGCGTTCCATCCTGTCGTCTTGCCGAAAAGTGAATTCAGCAGCGGATTGAGCAGTGAGAGTTTGAGGAATGTTTCGAGAATCTGTTTTTCGAAGGATTTGAAGAAGTCGCCCATGTTGGCCTTACCATCCACGAAGAAGTCAGCCAAGACGGAGGACATGCCTCCGAAGGCGCCGGCGAACGAATCTCGCATCACTCCGCTGGCCTCATGGATCTTCTTCTGCAGCTCGTTGATTTTGCCAAGTGCAAGCGCCATTTCCCTCCAGCCTTCATTTTCCATCTGTAGGCCTTGGCCATTTCCGTAATCCGTGTCTCCAATCGCTTTGCCCTGCAGCCGCTTCTCATTGGCCAGCGCGTATTCTTTCTGCCAAAATGCCAATTGCTCGCTGATGCCTTTATGGAGGACGAGCGACTCGTTCACCTTTTCGGCGTAACGCGTGTATTCTTCTGTGTTTTGTTTAAGCAGGTCATTCCAATCGCGGAGCATCGTCGCCTGCTTCTGAGTCGCCTCGAGTGTCAGATCTTGGGAGTCCTTCGTGGTCATGCCGCCCTGCAGGGCGAATTGATCCGTCTTCTGCTTGAGCATCGGATGCTCCGCGAGCTGCTGAGCGGTAAGGGTTCCGCCGGCGGCCAGCTGCTTCATCAGGGCGATTTCCTCGCGGAGCGCGTCGACTGTGGCTCCCTTGGTCGCCGCAATCCCGATCAGCTGCTCCTTCGCGGCCGCGAGCTTTTTGTCAAACTCGAGGTTACCGAACGCCTGAGCTTTGGCGTTCATGTCGTCGAACGCCGCTTGCGCTGCGTCGGCGCCATAGAGCGCCGATCCGAGCGAAAGACCGAGCGCTACACCGAAATTCGCGAACCCAGCCAGGCCTTCCGCGATGAACTGCTTCAGTGTCGTGCTCGCCTGCTCGAACGAGTACTTCATCCGGTTAACGCTCTCGATCGTCGAGCTCGGGACGCCAGGAATGTTGTCGATGTTCTGATAGACATCTCGAACCTCTTTCGCGACCGCGCGTGCGATCGTCGACGCTCCCATGAGGGCCGCGCCAATCCGGAGGCCACCCTTCTCGATCGCTGAAACCATCTGGTCGCCCGAGACGCTGACCTGACCAAACGTCGTCTGCATCTGCGCGGCGCCCTGGCGCAACGAATTCACGTTCGTCTGCACACCGGTTTGGAAACCGGCGGTGCGGGCGACGAAATCGACGAAGATTGATCCTATCGAACCAGCCATTTCAGGTGGCGGCCTTTTGCGCGGCCGCGAACGCTCCGAAGATCGCTACTTGTTCTTCCCAAGTTTGTTCACGGCGCTGGCTCTCACCGCGCTGCAGCATGAAGTCGTCGATCGTGAACGGTTCAGGTTTCTTTCCCGGATCTCGATTGCAGTTGGCGAGGACCATGCAAACGGTCGCAGCCCGACGATCTTCCGCCCGCTGATCGTCTGCCCAGCCTTCCGCGAGGATCTTGAATTCCCGCGGGGTGAGGCGCCAGAACTCCGCATCGGTGAGACGGAGCTTCTGGCGGGCAAACGACCAGCATTGCGTAACGTCATCATTCACGAAGAAACTTCAGGGAGCTTCTTGCTGGGCATTGCGGCCGACACCGCGGTCGCCAGGGCGTTGGCGATCTCGGCAAGGCGGGTCATGTCAATCACTGCTCCGACCTGCGCGACCGTGAGGGAAGGATCTTCGTGAATGAGGGCAGCCCACAGCGTAGCGCGCAGCTTCAGCACGTCGTCGAAGTCAGCCCAAAACTCGGGAGAGAGCGGATTCTGCCCCGTTTCCTTGCGGAGGGCACAGAGCGCGTTGAAGTCAAGACGGAGGGTCCGCGCACGATCCAACGTGAGCGGGACGCCTCCGCCGGGAAGCGGAGGTTGCGACATGGCGATCAGGTCACAACCGGCAGACCGGTGATCTGGAAGGAGGCCTTCCAGCCGATCTTCCCGTTGTAGGGATGGTCGACGACGATGCTCTTCACGAACGCCGAGAACGCGACCGTCTCCGTCGTGCCAGTCGGGCGCACGAGTTTGAAGTTGCGCTTCGTGCCGGCGATGAGATCGGCCAGGAGGCCAACCTGCTGGGGCGTGGCGCCGACAACGTAGTTTGCCTCCATTGTGATTTCGCCGGCGGTACGCTTGCCGGAGATCCATTCCTCGAAGAAGGAGGGGCTATCATGGTTCGTGGCCTCGATCGGCGTCTGCGCGTAGTTCGGCCCGACGATATTGATGCCCTCGCCGATGGCGGTGAAGACTTCGCTACCGGAGCCGTCGCCGACCTTCAGGACTGTTCCTTTGGCGGGTGATGCTAGTGTGCTCATGGTTGGATTTCTCTCTTGGGTTGCTGCTTACGTTTGATGCCAGAAATCAAAATCCACGCTCCCGCGATATAGTCGCGTCTCGGGCTCGTAGTTCTTGGAATCGTGGACGTGAAAAATCGCGCCGACCGGTGTTTCGCCCATCATCCCTTTGAATGGAATGAACAGCGCGCAGAGCGCATCGATCACCGGCTGAATCTCCTCGCGGACGGTCGAGTAGACATCGAATTGAACGGTCGCCTTGCGCAACCGACTGTCACCGTCGTTCGACTGCTCCTTCACAGCGGTGACTTCCTTGTAAACCAACGAGCAAGAGGCGAGGCCGTCAGCCTGAGGAAGAAGATCTGGAAACAGACGGTCGCCAATAAGGCCGGCGAGCGTAGCGTCACCCGTCACAGCCGAAAAAAGGTCGGAGGCAAAGCTCATGGCGTCGTCCCGCTCCCGCCGTAGGTCACTTTCAAGACAGCGGTATCGATCTCCCGGTTGATTTGAGTCTCGAAAATATCGACGGCGTTTACTGCCTCGGACGAAACAGCCGGGCGCAGGAATGGCGTAGCCTCGCGGGTCGAAGATCCTTTTTCGACCAGGTGGAGATACCGGCCAGGGCTAACCATCTCCATCTCCCCCTTGTTCGGTCCGCGCGTGATAACATCGACCGGAATGGCCGGTTGACCGCGCTGGACGCCGATCATACACACGAAGGTGAGGCCGTCTTTCAGCCGTTTCGCTCGGCTGACCAAAGCGTTTCGAAGGAATCCGTACCGAACTGGGACGTAGTCCTTTGCCGCTCTCAGAACGGGCTCGGCCGCGGCCTTGCAGGCGCGCACGAATGCGGTCTTCGCGAGCTCGATCGGAAGGGAAAGCATCGCCTTCGTCACGCCCTCGAGGCCGTTAATGTTAATGCTGAAGGTGGGTTCGCTCATTTCACGATCCCCCTCTCGGCGACAATAGCCAGGAACTCACGTCGTCCGACCTCTCGCGGCGATCCTCTGACGTTTCCTGCAACGCCAAGGTCGTCCACGATGCGTTCGCTGCCGTCGAGGCCTGATAGAAACCGAATCGTCCATTCGGTCAGCGCCGTGTCGCTATGCTGCGAGGATCCGAAGACCTCAGCGTTGCGTTGGGCCGGAAGCTCACGCTTGGCCGCCCACACCGTAGCGAAATCGCTCCATCCAGACGTGATCGAGCCATCAGCGCCGCGAGTGGTCTTGCGCTTCTGGATCGTAATCCTGCGATCGAGTCGTCCGGGATCCATGATCAGTAAAATTCAGGGATGCGGTATTGCCAAAGAAGCGCCTCGGCGGTCTCCGGCACTTGGGACATGATGCTGCCGACGTTTATCGGCGTCCGTGTGCTGTACCAGTGAGCCAGCATGAACTTGATGGCTACGCGGAGAGCCTGAGGAATCTCGCCGGGCGCATCACCGTAACCGGCCGTGTAAGCAATCACGACGGCGTTCGGACGGATGCTCACCTCAGGCCAATCGTAATTATCCGCCAAAACGATGCGGCCTGGCTTTGCCGCGGCGTCGACGTGATATGCCGCGGAATCGAGAGTCTGCAGCGTGCCGTCTTGGTCGTAGTACTTGAGCGACTGCACGGAGACCAAAGGCGGCTTCGGAAGCAGAATTTCCCGGCCGCAATCGAACCCACCGCGACTCTGGACGACCAAGCGGCTATTCGATTGGAAGGCTCCGCTGATTACGCGGCCGCCAGTCGGGAATTGATCGAGCGAAAACTCGAACTGCTGAGTGATCAGAGCCCGGCGCGTGATTTCTTCTACACGCTGCCGGGCCGCTTCGATCAGGGTCGTGATGAGACTGTCCTCGTCCGAGCTATCAACGCGCAGCCACTCCTTCGCCTGCGCAAGCGTCACAGGCTCACCGGCTGGCTCCGCGGTCTGGACAAGTCCGCTCAAGAGGTGCGTGAACGGGTTGCCCGCGGACCGGTGCGACCCGCGGCATTTTCAGGAGCTTCGACATCGGCCGCTTCGGGTGCCGACGCCGGCACAGCAGTCTCGTCTTTGACCTCGATCCCGTAGCCGCCCTTAACGAGGGACTGGCCCTCTTCGTCGGAAACGTCGATCGTGCTGCCAGGCTGAGCCGTCACTTGGGGCGACGCGTAGATGGAATTCAGTTTAACCTGCATGGTTCTCCAGATTTGAGGGTGAGCGAAAACCCGGCGCCGGGAGGTATTCCGCGGCGCCGGGGTTACGGGTCGTTGAACGCTTAGCTCGTCGGCGCCTTGCGCGGCGCGAAGAGCAGGGCGATTGCGGACATCAGAGCCGCGGAGGCATTGCCCGTCGGCGTGATCGTCAGGCGGTAGTACCGCTTCGTGAGTTCCTTGATGCCGATTTTGCGGACGCCATCGTCCGAATCGAACTGGAACCCGGCCAAGGCGAGCGTGCCGTCGATGTTCGCAGTGGCCACCGAGGCAGCGTCGCTGAGGTTGGCAGCGTCGCCTTCATCGAGGGTCACGGCAAACGTCGCGTCCGCATCGGCAATCGAGCCGGTCGCGATCAGGAACTCCAGGCCGAAGAAGCCCATCGTATCGATGATCTGCGAAACCTGCGCGGTATTGTCGCCGACGGAAACAGGGCTGATCGCCCGCACCGGCTTAACGAGGTCGTTGAATGCTTTCATGTCGGATATTCTCCTTTTTCGTTAGTTGGTGCTGGTTCAGGTGTTCTTCAGACGAGCGAACGCCTCGGCCAGGACGGGCATGCCGTCGACTTCGGCGCGGCCGATGAAGCCGGTCTGGTTCGTCTCGGCATAGAGCTCGTTCAGCCGCTGCACCTGCATGCCGAGCACGTCGACGATGTGATAGAAGCTGAAGTCAGCGAACATGCCGATGTAGAGACCGGTCGTGTTGGTGTTCGGAGCGAACTCGGACATGTTGACCGGACGACCGAGCAGCACGTCGGGCTCGCCGGCGCGCAGGCTCTCGCGGAAGATGTACTGGCCGTTCGCGTCCTTGAGCTGCGCGACGATCTTGAGGATGTCGCGATGGAACAGCCACTCGGCGCGAGCCATGTACTGAGCCTTGAGCGAGAACTTCATCGCGATCAGCGCGTCGGCCGAGGCCTGGCTGCCGGCGCCGGCGGACGAAGTGAGCGCATTGTTCCCGGAGGAAACGTCGCGCGCGGTCGAAACGCCGTCGTTCGAAGCTGTGAACAGGCCGAGCGGCTTGCCGACACCGTTGCCGGTGAGGAAGGCCTTCTCTTCCGTCACGCCGAACTTGTATCCGAGCCGCTGCATGACCAGCGCCTCGATCGGCGTCGCGCTCCGCTGAAGGAGCTTGTTCGAGATCTTGATGCGCTTCGCCAGAGGCGAGGGCTTCAGCTCACGACGGCCGAACTTCATGGAGGAATCCGCGCTGCCGGTGGCGAGCTCGGAGGTCCAGTCGGAATCGGCGATGTCAGTATCGAGCGACGGCATGCCGAGCGATTCGGCCTGCACGAGCGTGTGCTTCGTCGCCTTTCCACGGATGAACACCGCGTCGTCGACGAACTTGATCAGGTCGTTGACCCACTGGGTCGGAGGGACCAGGAAGCCGCCGTCCGGGCCGGAGCCGACGGACAGATCGCGAAGTTCGGCTTGAGTGAGCGCCGTAACACCACCGCGGAGCGCCTTCGCAAAAGCTGCCATCGTGCGCTTGGCCTTCGCCTTGATGTCGCCTTCGGAGCCGCCCTCGGGCTCATTCGGGAGATCGCGCTGCTCGACCGAGGCCTCTTCGGCCGCGAGCTTGCGGATGTTCTCTTCGCGCTGGATCTGCTTGTCGAAGCCGTTGCGCTCGGCCATGAAGGCCTCGAACTGCTTCTCCTCTTCCGCGTTGAGGGCGCGGTTTTCCTTGGTGGCGCGATCGTGGATCGCGCGGGCATCAGCGAGCGCCTTGGCCCGCTTCTGCCGAAGATCGTTGATTTCTTTATCGGTCATCTGAGTCGAGAGTTGAGTTGAGTGAGCCGCTTGCGCGGGCTGCATCCGCGACTCTCAACTCGCCGATTCGACGGAACCGGAACGATTCAAGATGATCGCCGCTTTTGCGTGCGGCATCACCGTCAGACTCACGCAAGTGGCGCGGCAATAAGCGCGGTACAACGAGCCGCTACTTGTTACAACGAGTCACGACGAGCCGCTACTTTTTCGGGTTTTTCCCGATAATGCGGCACAGGTCGCGTGTATCCCGCAGGCATTCTGATCCGAAAGCTTTTCACCTCGACGATGCCTGATGCGAGACCCTTGCGCAAAAGCTGCGCCGCCCACGCCTGCGAGCATTGCCACTCCTCCTGCAGCTGAATGCAGGTCTTCCATCCGTTCGGAACCTCATCAACCCGATCGATGCTACGCAGCTTTTCGAGAAGACTGATTGTTTTCATGGATGAGCGATGTGAAGAGGCTTTGGCCGTCGATGATCGGCACGTTGAGGTGAAGGAAATTTCCGGTCCGGCTGATAAATTCGACCGCATATCCGTGCGTCCAATCGGTCGGCCTTCCGTGCTGCCAAAGCGGCTGCGGGATGCATAGGCATCCAGGGTTCCAAGAGCCCACAACGCCGGCGCCCATCGGCTTTGAAATGTCAGATTGAGCCCGATGGGTGTGAGCAAACACGCAGTTGCCGGCGACTTTCGCCTGCGTCGCGGCTGCGGCGTTCTTTGCCGTGGAGAATCCGTGAAAGAAAAACACTTTTCCTCGCTTGATCACGCCTGGCACAGGCAGCCCGTCGTAGAACTCACTGAGCCGGTAGTAGCGGATCCCTCGAGCAGCGAGATCGAGAAGGTGCTCCGGAGTAAACGCGCGACGGAGCATCTCCGAATCCCGGCGATGCCGCAGGGTTTCGGTCACGCACCATGTTTCCACCCGTCTTTCGTGATTGCCCTCGAGGTATTCGATCACCGCATCCGGCGCAGCATCCTGCAGCGAGTCGAGAAAGGCATTCGCGTGCGCAATGTCTTCTTCGTAGGAGTAGTCCGATTCGGCAACGTAGCCCATCGTGTGGTGCTGAGCGAGAAACCCGCCGCAATCGACGTGATCACCAAGCAGGATCACTTCGTGCGGAGCGATCGCTTTCGCGTCAGCGAGGCACGACGAGATCGCTGCCGGGTCAGCCTTGGCTCCGTGTGTGTCGGGAATGATCAATCGGATCCGGTCTCCCTTGAGTCGAGGCCTCGGCTTCAGCTGCTTAACGCGGACTCGCTTTTGCTTTCGCGCGACATCAAGCGCCTCGACCGTCATTCGAAGCTGCGCCTCGAGCGCAGCGATCTTCCGTTTCGACTCGTCTTGATCCCGCTTCAGCAGGTGTGTTCGAAGATCCATTTTATCGACCGAGGATCGCGCGGATTAGCCCGCGGAGGTCCCAAAATAATGCCCTGACGTGGCGGTAAATTGCTTTGATGTGCTCCCGCTCAACACGCAGGTGCAGCACGATCTGATCACGCCTGCCGAACTCAGGCATCGAGCGATTATTTTTCCCGCTGATACCATTTGCGCGGCCGGTCGATGTAATACGGAGGCTCGCCATTTCGCTTCCAAGCCCGACGTTGGATTCGCATCGTGTACCAGCCTGCGATTGCTCCAAAGACGGCGGCGACCAAACCGAAGATCGCTCCGATGTCGCCGGCGTGATGCACAAACCAGCCGAATCCGGCCAGGATCTCGGCGACGATAGCTCCAAGCCATCCCAAGGCAGGGTTCGCCTGAATCTTGGCCTCGAAGACACGAAGGATCATTTGGCTGGGGCAGCTGCGGGCTGCGCGGAGTGCTGATGGTTCGAGTATGCGAGTGCGCCTGCCGCAACTGCGGCGACGCCCACAGTAATGAGAGCGCCAACGAAAAGCTGCGGATGCTGGTCAACAAAACGGTCGACAGACCGAATGATCAGCCCGAGCGCCAGGAGGATGCCGCCGGCAATGGCCGCGCAGCGCGTGATCATCGGCCCGAAGAACGGCACGGTCGCTGCGAGTTGCAGGGAGGCGACTGCGACGATGAAGCAGAGCGCGCAGCCGCCGAAGCAGCCGATCTGCAGCCAGAAGTTCAGTTTCGCGTCCGCCTCACGCTTAGCCTTGTCCTTTGCGGCGGCGATCTCGGCATCCTTGGCAGAAAGCTGCCGGGCGAGCTCCGCGGCCGCGTCAGTGCGCTCTTTCGTAACCTGCGCCTCGAGGTCGTGTACCCTGGCGGATAATGAAGCGGCATCCCCGAGCGCTTTTGTCCAGCCGGCCTGAGCCGTGACAAGATCGCCCGACAGCGCGGCGTTGAGACGTGCCATCGCCTCAGCGGAGTCTTTGGCCTTTGGCTGTGGCAGGTTCGCGGCCGCGACCGACAGTTCTCCGGCGACGGCGGGCTGCGTGCGGGTATCGGTGTTCTGCTGATTCCCAGCGGCAGCGGCGTGGACCGCGGCAGCGGCCTTGCTCAGCTGGTCGCTCGTCGCGCTGCTCAGTGCCGGCGCGCTGGGCACGTTTGCCAGGGGAGGCGTTGGCACGGTATGGCACCCGCGCGGCATAATTGAGGCGACTGTCAGGATGAGGATGCCCGCGCGCATGGTCAGAAAATGACTGCGAGGCAGTTCGCCTCCTCTTCGGCGGTGAGGTGGACTTCCGCGCCGGTCTGCGGTTCGATGAAGACCGGGCCGCGCTCGGTCAGCGCGACGACGATCGCGTGACCGATGCCGGATTTCTGGACGTACCAGAATTGCCCGATCGCGAGGCTCTGCGCGGGCGTGCCCGAGCGCCAGGCCGCCAGATAAAACTGCGTCTGGGCGAGAGCCACATAGTAGGAAGCGAAGTGGTTGCAGTCGAAACGGTCGTCCCACTTGACGACGCCCTGCCGGAAGATCTCCGCACGGAAGGTCGGGTAAAAGTCCTTCAGCCAGGCGCTATTGACCTGGGAATAGATGACATCGGGCGTGAAGGCCCCGGCGAGCGCGGTGCTGACGTCGTAGGACGTGAGGAGGACAGCGGTGGCGCTCGGCGCCGGCGGGCCGTTCTTCGCGCAGCCGCCGACGGCGAGGAGGAGCGCGGCGAGAACGAGCGTGAAAAGGCGGCTCACGACAGCTCGTCTCCTTTCTTCGGCGCCGGCAGATTGTCGTCGATGACCGGGGCGAGCGCTTCGAGGATGACGCCGGGCACCGGATTCGGCTTGTCCTCCTTGCCGAGCAGCGCGCTGAGCGAGATCTTGAGGAGGCCCTTCACGTCGATTTCCCTGGCGTCCAGGTCGAGCACCGCCTGCTGATGTTTCGCGAACTCCGCCGGGCTCTTCTCCGGGTTCAAAATGCCGACGCCTTTGGACAACGCCCGGAGCGAAGCGTCGGCGGCCGCGTCGCGGTCGTCCTTGATGCCTTTCAAAATGCGGAGGTTTTTCGCGAGATTCCACCGCACCTGGGAGGGGAAATCGAAGGCTTCGTTGACGGCGGTCTTCTCGCCGTTGGCGAGCTTGACGACGGTCGTGTAGCCGAGATCGAGGGCGGTGATGGCCTTGGCGATGCCGATGCAGGAGCTGACTTTGAGTTTCATGGTGTTTGCTGTTTGCTGGTTGGCGTGAGGAAAAATTGCGCTCAATCGGTGTCCCCGGCCGGCACGCTCGCGGTGAGCTTCGCGCGGAGGTCGGCGAGCTGCGCCTGGCGCGCGGCTTCGGTGGCGGCGGCCTCAGCGGCCGCGGTCTCATTCTCCTGGCGCCACTTCTCGGCGAGATCCGTGAGACTCCCGATCACGCTCGTGATTTCGTCCGTCACCTGATCGAGCGGCCGGTTGACGGTGAACTCGCCGAGCGAGGTCTCGGTCCCGTCGGGCAGCGCGAGCGTGCGGCGGTAGCGGACCGCCACGCCCGACGAGCTGATGGTGATCGAGGTGATCTTTTCGTAGCGCTTGGCCGTGATGGCCTCGCTGTTGGTTTCACGGGAGAATAGGCTCATGGTTCAATTACCCCAGATCTGCAGCTCGACGTTGTAGTTGGTGAAGGTGCCGGGAAATCCGTTGACCCCGGTGTTGGAAAATAGCGTGAAATAGCCCGCGATGATCGCCGGCGTCGTCGTGTAAAATGCCGCGTAATTGGCGCCGTCAGAGGCCCCCGTCTGGCCGACCACGATGTGGTAGTTCGCCCCCGCTGAGAGGTTCGCCGGGGTCGAGAAGTTGAAATCGACCAGCGTGCTGTTCCACGCGTTGTTGCCCGCCACGAGATCGGAGGCGCCGATCAGCGCCCCGAGATCATTGGCGGCGTCGGCGTGGATCTTCACGAAGTAGCTCTTCGCGGAGATGTCGCCGGAGATCATCGACAGTTTTACCACGACCTTCGTGATCGAATGCGGGCTGCCGTCGGTGAAAAAGCTGTGTCCGCCATAGTACCAACCGTCGCTATTCGCGAACCCCCAGTTCGCCTCGCCCGTTGTGTTGATCGCATCAAACAGGAGAACCGGCGGGCCACCGCCCCCGCCGCCGCCCGACAGCACGAAGGGATTCAGGATGAACCCGCGGGGGCTGTGCGGGACCCGCTGCGGCCGCATGCGGCGCGGCAGGATCAATCCACGTTTTGGGAGGAGGAGGTTCATCGCTTGCCGATCAGCCAAATCTTGAGTCCGGCCGCGCCGGAGGTGCCGATCTGGTCGATGTCCACGGTGATCTCGGCGTCGTCGGCGAGGGAGGCGTCGGAGATCACCGCAGCGGTCGCGGCCGTGGTGCTCGTCTTCTCGCCGTTGTCGATGGTGAGCTTCGTCGAGAGGATCGAGGTGCCGCTCTCGTTGACGTCGATGGTGAGGATCGAGCCGCTGCCCTGCGCGGTCGTGAGCGTTGCCCGGATGCCGGTGAGGGTCATCGCGTAGGGCATGCGGAACGTGAGTTTGCCGGTGCCCGTGGTGAGCGCCGTGGTCTCGTCGCTCGCGGCGATGCCGATCTCGCAGAGGACGTCGCCCCAGCTCGGCGTCGCGCCGCCCTTGAGCACCTGGGCGGACGTGCCGGCCGCCAGCCGCGTGCCGGTGCCGGATGCGCCGCCGTAGATGAGATCGCCGGCCGTCGTCATCGGCGACAGGGCGTCGAAGGCTGCGGCCTTGGTGGTCGCACCGGTGCCGCCTTGGGCGATCGCCACGGTGTTCAGCGCCGCGGAAAGGATCTTGCCGGCGGCATCGGTGAGCGTCGTCACGCCCGAACCGGCCTTGATGACGCCGCCGACCGTCGCGCTCTGGTCCTGGCCGAGCGTGAGGGCGATGGCGGGCACGATGGTGCCGTTCGGTGTGGTCTTGAAGGTCTGCTGCGTACCCTGCGCCGTATCCGTCCAGTTCTGTGTCGCCTCGATATTGAGCGATCCGCGATTGCTGGCGGAATAGCCGGTCGCGCCATAGCCAAAGGCGACTATCGAGAAAAGCGTGTCGGCGGTTTGGAGCGCCGAAGGACTGGCGCACGTCCCCCGCGCGCGGGTGCCGGAGATCACGGCCTGCCCCGTTGCGGTCGAACCAAAGGCATCCATCTGTAGCCGGCAGAAATTCTCGTCGGCTGCCGCCATGCGCAGGACTTGACCACTCAATCCCGCCGGCAGCGTGGCCGCATTGAGATTGACGATGAGGTTTTTAACCACTGTCAGGTCGGTGCTCGAAACGGTGGCAACAGTAACCTCCCCGCCCGATCCCGCCGTCGAGGTGTTCGCCCTGAACTGCACCTTCCCGTTCGCGGCGCGGTTGCCAAGGACGACCAGGTCCGAGCCGGGGAAGTTGAGCGCGATACGGCTGACGCCGCCGGAATCCCAAAAGTGAATGCCCTCGCCGCCGCCGCCCAGGGTGCCGCTCTTGAAATCAATCGCCTTCGCCGTGCCGCTAATCAGCAGCGAGTCGTCGAACCGGGAATTGCCCGCGTTCCACAGCGCCCACGGGTTGGTGATGGTCACGTTCGTGCCTGCGCCGACTTTCCCGGCGATGTAGAGCGTTGCGGCATCGGTGAACGTTGTCGCGCTGGTGGCAGCGAATACCGGCGTCAGGAAACTACTGCCGACCGCCGCCGCGACCGTTCCGCTCGACGAAGAATCGGTGATCGTGAAGCCGCCGCCGGCGTTGGTGCTGGCCGAGAAGATCGCGCCCCAGGTGCCCCACGCAGGGATGGTCTTTGCCCCCTGGGCCCCGACCGTGAAGCGCCCATAATCGTCGAGTTCGAGGCCATCGTAACCAGTCGTCGTGTTGCGCAGGAGAGTCGAAAACGTGAGCGCCGCACCGTTCGCAGTATCGGTCCAGTCCTGCTGGGCGCGGCCGCCCATCCCGAACCGCGCGGAGGAATAACCTGTCGTGCCGTAGCCGCCCACGGTGAACGAGCCCATCGACTCACCGTTGAGCATCCCCGAAGGCGAGGTCGGCGTGCCGTTCGCTCGCCGCATGTGAAAGCGGCTGTTGTTGCCGAATGTGTCGATCTGGTACGCCGAATGAACCCCCAGCTCCGGAATGAACTGAATACCCGGAAACGTTGGCGTTGGCGGGGTCGCGCCGCTGCGGTTGATGACGAAGTTCGCCGTCGTGTTGAGGGTGAAGTCCGTCGCAGCCGCAGCGGTGACGCTGACGAGCCCGGCCAGGGCGGTGGTGGCCGCGCCGAGCGCGATGGCGGTCGTGCCGACGGTGATCGACGAGTTCGCGAGCTGCCCGTTCGCGATGGCGGCCGTGGCCGAGAGCTGGCTTGTCGTGATGCCGGAAAGGCGAGCGAGCGGCACCGTGCCGGAGCCCAGGTCCGATGCCGAGCCGGTGGCGGCGATGGTCGCGAGCCCGAGGTTCACCCGCGCCGTGGCGGCATCGGCGAGGTCGGAGAGATTCGCGGACTTCGACGCCTTGCCCGCCAGAGCGTTTGTAACCGTCGTGGCGAAATCCGGGTCGCTGCCGAGGGCTGCGGCGAGTTCCGCCAGCGTATCGAGGGCGGACGGCGCGGCGTTGATGAGGTTCGCGATCGCAGCCGCGACAAAGGCCGTCGTGGCAAGCTGCGTGGTGGCGGTGCCCAAGGTGGCCGTCGGCGCCGTCGGCGTCCCTGTCAGGTTCGGCGAAGCGAGCGGCGCCTTGAGGTCGAGCAGGGCCGTGACCCCAAGGTTGAAGCGGGCAGTCGCGGCATCAGCCAGATCGGACAGGTTGTTCGCGATGAGCAGAGCGCCGCCACCGCCACCCTCGCCGAAACCGTCTGGGATCTGATCGGCGCTCAGCTTGCCATCCTCGTCCAGGGTGGCGACGCCGCCCGCTGCTCCGGGTTCTACCTGCAATGCATCAGGCTTGCCCGTAATTTGCGCCCACCCGTAACCGGCCTCTGGGTTGGTAGTCGATGTCGGAATTGAGAGCGTTGTTTCGTTAGTAACCGCTGCAGTCGGAATTAATAGGCCAGATGCAAGCGTGTAGACCGCGCCGGTCGCTGTGACCTGGGCTTGGAGGTCGTAAACGTAATTCTGGCCGTAATTGAGCTCAGACCAATCAGAGGGCACAAGGTCGACCGCGACGCTACCTGCCGCAGCATCCAAAATCGTGATGCCGCCCACTGTCGAAAGTTTCTGGACGAAAGCATCAGCGTCGGCGTCATCCACCGATCGCTTGACCGTGAAGAGCAGAACGCAGCCAGTCGGATCGAACACCGCTCCGGTATCCGGGTGTTTCGCCGAAAGGAGAATCCGGGCGTTGTCGCCAAGATAGCGCGTTTCCGTTCCCATTTTCAGCCCTCGGCGTTCGCCAATTTTAGTTCGCGTTCACGCCGCGCGGTAGCGGAGGCATTGATCTGCTCAGGTGTTGCCTTCGCCAACAGTCCGCCGGCGCGGGCTTCCTCGATCAGGCTGATCATGTCGCGCGCCTCGGAGGTCGCAGCAGGATAGGCCGGGTACGTGACCGGCGAAACATCGTAGAGGCGCGTGCAGCCGCCCTTTTTCAGGTAACGGGTGATCACGTTGCCTTCCTCGACCCATCGCTGACCCTCACGCGTGACGCGGAACGCGAAGGACGACTGCGTCACGTCCTTTCGGCGAAGCGAGATCAGAAGGTCGCGCGTGTAGGACTGCTGATCATCGACATCGCACTCATAGCCCAAGCCGGTCGAGTCCTGGCTGATCCGGAGCGTCTGTGAGGAGTTCCGGCCGAGGATAAGGTTCGCGTCATGGTTGAAAAGACAGCGGCAGTCATCGCCGAGCACGTTGTCGAAGAAGCCAGGCTCGATCACCTCGTAGAATTCGGTGTCGCCCCATCCCATATTTTCGGAACGGACGCCGAATTTCGCTGCATAGCCGCCGACGCGCTGCGGTTTCCCGTCAGCGGCGGCACGGAGTTCGACCAAGCCGGGCGTGAACCGGCGTTCGACTGCAGGTAGGACAGGAGTTTTCATGCGGATTTTTCGATAATTTCAGCCGCAGTGGACGCGGCACGTGTGGTCTCCCAAGTGATCAGAAGGTTTTCGACCTTGGTCGGCTCGGCTTGCGCGGCCGCGAGATCCGAACGGGATGCCGATATCAGATGGTCGGCGATGATCTCCGGAGTCGGGAGGGGTGCTGAGAGTTGGCGCGCGACCTCCGAGATCGGTCCCATCACCTCGAGGACAAACCGACGGTGTTCGACGTAGAAGGCATCTATTTCCCGAACTGAATCCGGCTTCTTGGCAATCGCGCGGACCGCCTTTGCCTCTTTGCGGAGAATTCGGCCGAGGTTGTCGACCAGCTGCGGTGCCAGAAGACGGACGGCTTTGGATTGGGCATTTGGATCCATGCCGGTGAACAGTTTGTCACCGCCGGCGATGCTGTTCATGTCCTCCATCTGCCGAACCTCGTTAACCGTCAGCCAGCCCGGCGCTCCAGCCATACCGACACCGGTGCGGTGAGCATCGTAACGGGTCTTCAGGTCGCCACGGACAAGCGATGCGACGTTGAACTTGAAACTGAGCGTCTGCTGCTCCTTCTCCGTCAGCAGCGTGGTGTTCATCCGCTGCTCCCAGTTCTCGATGATCGGAAGCAGGCAGTACGCGATGAAGTTGAGCGATTGCTGTTCGATCGTGAAATTCGCCTTGTCGCCGCCGCCGATCATGTGGAGCGGCACGCGATACATGCTGGCAATTTTCTCCCGGGAGAAGCGGCGCGACTCGAGCAGCTGAGCATCGATATTCGACAGGCCGACCTCGTGAAACTTCATGCCCTCCTCAAGGATTGCGACCTTGCCGGCATTTTCAGCTCCTCCGTGGATCTTCTGCCAGGAGTCGCGCAGATTCTTTCGACCATCGTCGCCGAGCTTCGCAGGGTGCTCCAGTACACCGGCGGGCTTCGCGCCGTTGGAAAACAGTCGCGAAGAATGCTCATTTTCCGCCATCGCCAGCCCGAGCATTTCCGCCATGACCCTGACCGGGCTGACTCCGATCATTCCGTCGGTCGACATTCCGCGCAGATGCAGAATGTCGAACGCGCTGAGCTTCACCGTGCCGCCGAGGCCGACATTCGTCACCTCGTAGATCAGTGGCCGGATGCCGCTGGCGTCATAATTTTCCGAGCGCCGAACAGTAACGCGATCCGGGTGCAACGGAACAAGGCGGACAATATCGCCGCCCTTGTTGCGAACGATCTGAGCGTAGGCATTGCCGCGAAGGTCGACATGCGCGTTGAGCATGTTTCTCCACTCGAACGACGTGAGCTCCGGGTGCGGCTGAAGGAATGCGATCCGATAAAGCGGATGATCAACCGCCGGCGTCCTATTTCCCGCAGAATCTTGGCGGAAGAGCTTGAGCGGAAGGGAGGCGAGGGTCTCTGAGCGGACGCGCACGCAATCAAACACCAACTCCAAGGCTGTCACCGGATTCACCCGCTGCCCGGCTTTCGTCAGGCTTCCGCCGGCAAAATCGACCAGCCAGGGCTCTGGATTTGCGAGTCCGGAGCGCTGAAACGGGCGAAAGAGATCGATCATTGCGATTCCTTCCTGCGATCGGGCCACAGAATCGCCACGATCAGAATGGATCCGAGGACCACCCGAGCGGCAGCCGGCGACCAGGAGTAGACCCCCGAAAAGACCAACGCGCAGCCAGCGAAGAAAATCAGTGCGCGCGGGTTTGTTCGATAGCCCGCGAAGGCCGTGCGAAGTTTTTCGAGCAACGATTTGAGCCATGACCAAAGGCGCATGTGAGCGGCGGTGGAGACGGCGCGTTGCGCCGCGATGTCAGCCGATGCCGGGTGAGGCAATGGCAGCAAGGCGGGACTGATTTTCAGTCGCGGCTTGTTGTCAGAAGTAGCGGCTCGTCGTGACTCGTCGCACCTCAGAACGCTTCGATCCCGCGAGTCTCGTAAACCGATCCCGTCTCTGGCTCCTTCAGCAAAAGCCGGTTCAGACCCATCAGCACAGCTGTCATGCCATCAATCCTGGCGCTGGATTTTGCTTTGTCGGGCATCATGTTCCCGGACGGACCTTTTCGAACAACGACGTTGCGGGCGTTCCAACGCAGAATCGGATGGCCGCCATGCCGGAAGAGTTTTCCCTGCAGGCGTCGTTCCATCTCCGTACACGGCATCGTAAATGTCCGGTATGTCTGCGGAAGCTCGATCACGCTCACGGCGTCTTTTTCGCGATCACGCAGACGAAGCGCCAGGTCTGTTGCGAACATTGGATCATATCCGAGTTCCTCGAGCGCGAATCGCTTCTTCATATCGACAATGTCGCTCTCGATCTCGCGAAAATCTGTGACATTGCCGTCGGTCAGTTTCAGAAATCCCTTTTCTGCCCAAAGACGATAGGGAACGCGATCGCGCTTCTCGCGTTCGTCGATTCCCTCCTCCGGGATCCAGTAACGCATGAGAATCTCGATGATTCCACGGTCTGCAGGAAAAAGAAAGGCGACTGCGGACATATCGATCGATCGCGCAAGGTCGAGAGCCGCGACGCACCGTCGACCAGCAAGCGACGCCTCGAGTATTTCGCCAGCACACCCATCCCACTGATCGAGAGAAAGCCAAGCGGTCTCGGCGTTCACGCGCACGTCAAGCTGCTTGGTCAGAAAGGTCGAAAGCTTCGAGGGCAGCATTCTCGCCTTCGCCGCCTGATCCCGCATGTAGTCGAGCGACTTTGATACTCCGAGATTCGGATTGGCCTTGAACCATGATGCTTCGGCGAATGGGTCGTCACCCTCGTCGATCGTGTAGATCATCGCGAAGAAGGTATCGTCAGCGTAAACCTGCAGGAGAACGTTCTGCGCATGCTGAACAATCTCGTCATGGATGCCGCCGCGCAGCGCACCTTCGGTCGTGATGATGAAATCGAGCGGCTGGTCGCGCGCGCCGTATGCGTCATCGATCACGTCGTGCAGATCGCGATCCTTCCATGCGTGAAACTCGTCTTTGATTCCACAGTTCGGGTTTAATCCATCGAGAGAATCGGAGTCCGAACCCAGTGGCTTGCAGATCGCGTCCTCTTCGTCGTACCGTAGCTCCTTCATTCGCTTCGCGATTAGGCCGGCAAATCCAGGTGATCGCTTGACGATCCGCGCGCAGTCGCCCCAACCAATCTTCGCCTGGTCCTCTTTCGTTGCGAGAAAGTAGACCTCGGCCCCTGCTTCTTTGGAAAATCGGCCATCCGGCTGCAGATTTCCACCTGCGATGAACATGTTGAGGGCCACGGCCGCGGCCTTGTAAGTCTTCCCGTTTTTTCTCGGCACCATCTCGAACGCTGATCGGAACCGTCTACGTCCAGTCTCTCGCCATTTCCATCCGAACAGGCTCGCGATCGAGAACTGTTGCCAAAGAGCGGGCTCAAACGGCTTGCCCTTGAATGCCCCCTTGTAGTGCCTGAGCTTTCCGCAGAATTCTATCCGACGCCAAGCCTCTGCTGTGTCGAAAACGAATCGCGGATCCTGAAGGTCTCGTAGGTGACGTTCGCATGCGAGTTTCACCCACCTGCAGGCGACAATTCGACCGCTGGTGACGGCCCGCGCATACTCAGACGCAGGGTCTGGAATTGCTGTTGGCTTTCGCATCAGACAAAAGCGTCGAGTTCGCCTGAGCCTTTTTTCCCTTTACCGGTCATTCGAAGACGATCCACCGGCGAGAATCCGAGCTTGGCAGATGCTTGCTGAAGGCGCTTGTGCGCGGACGCCAAAGCGATGCTCTTCGGATTGAGATACGCTGTTCCCTTCGAGCTCTTAACCGTGTCTCCCTCGCGGCGAACGGCCTTCGTGAGACGGCAAACGTCCGAATAGGCCTGCGCGTAGGTTGCGAGAACAGCGAGATCGACCTGTTGGATGTGATCGGGGATCGAAGCGAGTTCTGTGACCGCTCGTTCGTACTCTGCTTTCGCAGTAGCATCCAGCCACGCCGGCGCCGGCGGAGCTCCGGCCGTGAATTTCAAACCTGCAGCAGATTTTCCGATTGGTCCTCGCGCGCCCATGGGGTGTCCCTATCAAAACTCAGCGAGTTGCCGCGAAATTTGCCCTGTCGGTGGGAAGGGAAAGACTTGAAAAGGTCGACCCACCCCCCGGGCTCATCATTTTTTCTGCCCCCGCGCCCCCACTCGATAGGGGAGGGGACTTTTTACATTCGAACAGCGCTGCCGTCGCCTTTCCTGCGCGCTCCATCCGCTCGACGGTCGCGTGACAACCGGTGCATAGCGGCCGACAGTTCTCCTCCTCGAGCCCGAGATCAGGACGCTCTACCAGCGGTAGCACGTGATGCACCTGTGCAACAGCAGCAAGCATGTTGGCATGATCGCCAAACGGATCGCAGCAAAGCGGATGACGCTGTTTGAACCACTCGCGAAACCTCTGCCATCTCGTGCTGTCGCGGAATCGCTTGGCCTCGGCAAGGCGTGGATCGGTCTTGCGCGTGGTGTGGTCGTACACGGTCTTGGCTGTCTCCCGCTGGTGCGCTTGGCAGTAGCCCGGATTCGGCAGCAACGCCGAGCAGCCAGGATGACGACATGGAATGAGCGGTCGGTTAGGCATCGGGATTTTTACAAAGTGTCCCGAAACTCCATGGACGGTCGTGTCCCGCAAATCCCCATCTGTCCCGAAACCCCTATGTTAATAGGGGTTTCGGGACGGGGTTTCGGGACACCCGTCCCGAAATAGTTTCGGGACACTTTCGGGACACTTTCGGGACATGTAGAATCAGGCTGCATTTTTAACGGGTTTGGCGCTGCGGTAGTACTGAGGCAGAGCGGGATTGGACGCGTCCTTGATGATGAGACCGTGGGCCAAAGCCTCTTCGATCAGCGTCGAGAACGCATTTCGTCCGATGGGTTTGATGTTCTCGGCCAGCCTATGCAGAACGCGGAATCCGCGAGCCTGCTTTAGATTGGCCGGGAAAACGTCCGCAAAATCGGCGAACGTGTGTTGTTTTGGGCGCCCCGCTGAGGCTCTTCCGGTGGGCCTGGCCTCTTCCGTTGAACCTTCGCGGAACTCCCAAAAAATGACTGGCATAGGGCGTTTGCGCCCTGGGATCTCGAGATGCGTTGTTGCATGCTTGAGAGGAATCGTCGTCGTCACCTCGAGGCGTGAGCCCGCACCCTGCTCGACCTCTTTGACGACGCCTGCACGTCGACCGCGCTTTGCCAGGATGAGATTGAATTCCCCCTCGGTCTGAGTCGCACGGAGCGAAAGAACTGCTCGAGCCCAATTCGTGAGGTCCGCGGAACCCGCCATGTCATACATCACCTCATTCCACTTGCGGTCCCGATTGTCCTTCGCAGTCGGCGGCTTCGACGTGTGATGGACGACGATGTATCCGAACCTCGCCGGCTCGTTCAGGCCGTTCAGGCCTTCACGAAGAAAGTGGCCGGCGTCGTGCGCGTCGTTGATGTCACCGTCGATGAATGCCAGCAACGGATTGATCCAAACGAGGTCTGGCTTGTGCTGATCGATCCAACGCTTCAGTGCGTGGATGAAGCTTCCGCCGCGGTGGACGCGATCGGTGACGACCGTCACGGCCGCGGCGGCCTGCCTCTTCTGATCGTCGTTCAGGCTCATGCCTGCGCAAATGGAGGTCCATACCTCGCCGATATCTCCGTCCGAGTCTTCGGCTTGGACAATCAGACTGCGAATCGGTCCGTTGGGCTGAATTCCAAAGAACGCTTTGCCGAGCGACCATGTGACTGCAGCCTGAATCGACATAGCGCTTTTCCCCATGCCTGAGCTCGAGACGAGGACCGCGCCGTCCCCTCTGTTGAGATAACGGTTTCCGAGCAGTACGCTGGTATCGTTGTCCGGTGGAATCTGAAAGGAGGCGATGCTGCGCGGCTTGATCGGAGGATCGATATGCCCGACTCGATCCACGTCGTCGCGAAGCTCCTGAATCAGCGGCGCCGAGTCGTTTGATAGATCGACCGATTTCTCGATCGTGATTTGAGCCAAGCGAATGAGATCCCGCCGCATCTGCAGGTCTCGTACTTTCTCGATGAAGAAGCCGGCTTGCGCGGTAGTTGGAATGCGGCTGCTGACCTGCGTCAGGAACGCGTAGCCGCCGATTTGATCCAGCTGTTTCGTCGCCTTGAGCTCCTCAGCGAGCACTGCTAAATCGAGCGGGAGCGTCTTCGCCCACATTTCGAGCAATCGCTCGAAGATGATGCCGTGCGCCGCGAGATAGAACGACGCCGGGGTCAGTCCAGCTGAACGGCAGCGCGGAATGACATCCACGCCGTCCAAAAGACAGCAAGAAAGCAGGTGCTCCTCTGCCTCCTGGCTATGCGGCGGGACGGTCGACAGTCTGGCGGAATGGCTGGACATTAAACGGTTTCCAATTGTTTGCCGCGATGCGCCCAATGAGCGCACCGCAGTGCTTGAAAGTGTAACGGGCTGCGTCCTTGTAGCCGAATCGCTTCAGCTGCCGGACTTGCTTCAAAGTGCCGAGGCCGAGCTGCATGCGCTCGTCCATCTTCTCGATGATGTGCTGCGCGTGGCCGTAGCAGGTCACGAGATCCAGATTGATGCCGCCTTTCTCGAGGCGGCGCTTCTGGTATTCGGTTACTGGTTGGTTTTCCCAGTCAGAAGTAGCCGAGTAATCGGCTGTGTCGAGATCATCGAGCAAAGTTCCGAGATCGAGCGGATCGATCAGCTGCGATTTCCTTCGGGCGACATCGCGCAGCCGCTTCTCAAGCGCGCGCAGCACGTCCTGCTCGACGCCCTCCATCGCCTCGATCAGGTCGCCATCACCCTTCTCGATCATCTTCGCTGCGATCTCTTCATTTTTGGCGATCAGGTGCGCCGGCTTGATCAGCAGGTGCCTGGTCGAGTGCCAGAGAAAATCGAGGATCAGAAGATTTTTCTTTCCCGGAAAAAGACGCGTGCCGCGTCCGACGGCCTGAGCATAGAGAGCTCGGACCTTTGTCGCGCGAAGCACGCAGACGGCGTCGATTGACGGGCAGTCATATCCCTCGGTAAGCAGCATCGCGTTGCAGATGGCCGTCCCCGCGCCGGCCTTCTCGTACCATTCGAGCTTCTGTTTCCTGTCCTCGGAGATTCCTGCCACCCAGTCGGCTGACCAACCGGCGGCTTTCATTGCTTCGGCCATCTGCTGACAGGTCTCGACGGTCGGCATGAAGACGATGAGCTTCCGATCCTTCGCCTCCTCCCACAGCTGACGCGAGATCTGCGGCAGAAGCGGAGTGATCAGACTGCCAACCTGATCGTCGGCGAAATCCCCCGTCCTGACCTCGACGTTATCGAGATCGATGCGCAGCGGGATCGTCTTGACCGTCGGCCGCGCGAGATGATTTTCGCGCACGGCGTCGATCAGCGAATACTCGTAGGCAACTCGCTGGTAAAAAGTGCCGAGATTCTTTTTGTCCCCGCGGTCGGGTGTCGCGGTTACGCCGAGCTTTCGCTTCGTGAAATAACGGAGGACCTTCTGATAGCTCTCAGCGAGTGTGCGGTGAGCTTCGTCGATGATGATCAGGTCGAAATGATCGGCCGGCCACTGCTGAAGGCGTGCCGTTCGGCAAAGCGTCTGAACGGATGCGACGACGACCTCGGACTCGAGGCTCGCGTGCGACTCGGCTTTTTCGAGCTCCGCGGCGAGACCGTTCACGGCCTTCAGTTTGTCGCGCGCCTGTTCGAGCAACTCCTCGCGGTGAGCCAGCACGAGCACCTTGTGACCGTTCGACACTTCCCAACCGATCTCACGCGCAAACACGATCGTCTTGCCGGTGCCGGTTGGGAGGACGAGCAGCTGCGTGAGCAGGCCTTGCGTCCAGCCGTCGCGAATCGCTGCGCTGGCTTTGTCTTGGTATGGACGAAAAGAGATCATCAGCTAAAACGTATCTCTCTGCCTGTTAGCGGCTGATTTTGAGACTATTGGCATAATAATGCGCTTTATCACAAAGAGGTTTTCTTGAGTTGGCAGAAAGGTGGCAGCAGATGTGATTGGTCGCGCGTTGTTACGAGGTTCGTTCTACAGGCGGCAGACCCGGCACATGAGCGGGTCTTTACGGGTTTCCTTGGGCACGCGACCTTTCTCAAATTCAGCCCGGAGTCCCGCCATTGAGGCGGGCCAAGTGTCCCGTCCTGGCGACCGGAAGGTTGCCCCGCGCCGAGCCTCAATCGCCTCGCCTTCGGCCCACCCTGCCGGGTCGTTCCGCCACAGTTCCCACCATTCGATGAGTCGCTGGTAGAAGCACAATTTGCAGTCCGTCCGCTTCGGAATGGTGACCCCGCGAAATTCGAGATAACTCAGAACGTCGGCCAGTCCCCATCCCCAGCGGCGCAGCGGGAAGTCCTGCGTGACACCCGGAACGTCGATGTAGTCTCCCCCCTCGCGGTCGGGCTCGTCGGCGCGAAGGCCGACGTAGGAAACGCAATCGCCCTGACCTCTCAGCCAGCGGGCGTAGGGCTCGATCTTGAGCATCCGCGTGCAGAACCGCATCCGAAAGTTCGGGATCGCCCGCTGCTGCTCGATCAGACCTGATAGGGTGTTCTCCATGATCGGTAGGATTGGCCGACCGATCAACTCGCCCAACTTCCGCCAGTGGGCGAACATCTCTTCCGGCTCGTTCGCGGTTGGGGTGCAGACGGGGATGTAGTCTCGCCGTTCGGTCTCAAAGAGGCGCAAAAGCATGGCGGTGGAATCCTTCCCACCGGAGACCGCGACGATGTGTTTTACCTCCTGCATTCGTTCGATGGTCAGTAGAGGTTTTCCGAATAGAGCTGGCCGGGCGTGCTGACTTGCTCGCGGATTTGGCCTGTGAGCGTCGCACGCCACCAAGCGTTGTCCCGGTCAAGGAACCGTCCGGCCGTGTCGATAAAGCCCTGCTCGCGCACGCGGAGGTGGTAGCCCTCGCCGTAAATGCGATGCAGCACGGCACGCATGTCGGGCGAGAAATGCCGAACACCTGGGACGATTAAGCCGTCGTCCATGAGCATGGCCGCGCTGACCAAGCGGCGCAGAGGCTCAGGCTTATCGTCAACGATCAAGACTTTGGGCGCGGGCTGCATTCGTTCGGGTTTAAAAATGGAGACACACGCCGGGTCCGACCCGGTGGCCTACGCGAGCAGCCTGCTCTGGTCCGTGTGTCATTTTCGGGACGTAGGTCGGCTCGGTGTGGAGCGCGAGTTGGATCTTATCATGCGCCCGGAAAGCAGCGTTGCGCTCACGCTTGTTCGGGAATGAAGCCTCCAGCGCGTCTTCGTGATCGAAAACGTTCGATGCGGCGAACAAGAGATTTTCCGCCTCCAACCGCGTGAGGGTAACAGTGATTTTCTTCGGCTTCACGGCGTCCTTCGTTCTCAGGCTCGGGAAAAATCTCGGTGCCATTCGCCGATCAGGTGCGCGTAATATCCGTGCCAATTCGGAATCCCTGTTGGACCGATGCCGACCAGCGAATCATATCGCACCAGACCATTTTGCTTGGGCTCAACAATGCGGACGAGCTTGCCGGACTTGGTCTCCACCCAGCACTGTCCTTCCTTAATTTTTGTCTTTTGTTTCTCTTTCATCAAAGAGGAGAAGTCTTGGTAACGGTAATCGTCACATCGTAGCGGGTGAGATTGTACATGCGCCATTCGAAGTCTTCGCGAGAGACCGGCTCCCGATTTTTCCAGCGCCGATCAATATCCTCGTAGCGGGCTATCTCTTCCGGACTCATCATTTTGACGCTGATGGACTCCATGTTCGTTCGGAGTTAGAAAAACTTACTGCGGCCCTTCTTTTTCGGAGGCGGCGACGTGTAGTTGTTGCAGTTGGTGACAGCGGTCACGGGCGGATAGGAAAAGTCGATCGTGCCAGGATTCAGCTTCACCGGAGCCGGCTGTTCCGCGCCGATAACCAAGGTCCGGCAGGTGCAGTAAACCAAGGGGCGGTCGCAGCCGGTGCAGATGATTCGGGTTAAGCTCATGCTGCGTCCTCTGCCCGCTTCCCCTCGTACTCCGTCAGATCGAACAGAGTCGGCATCGCGAGCTCATCCGCGGCCGCTCGGCAGTAAGCCGCGCCATCGGCGAAGTAGGCGGGATTGAGCTCAAAGCCGACGCCAAAGCGCTTCTGCTTAATCGCTCGAAACGGCACAGTCATCAACCCGCCGAATGGATCGAGGACGATGTCGCCGGCGTTGGAGAACTGCTCGATCACGCGATCGGCGAGATCGAACTGCATCGGGCAAAGGTGCATTTCCTTGCCCTTGGCAGCCTGCGCGCTGTTGAGCGTCAGCATCCGCGTGATGTCAGTCCAAACATCCGGATGCCATGACTGCGGCTGTAGCAACATGAAGGTCACAGGCAGTCGGCCGGTTGATTCGAGGCCTTCGGCGAGACGGACGTGATGCTCGAAATCGTAGACTCGAGCCATCGAATACTCCCGGAAGATCTGGAAGATTGCGTCATGCGGCAGGTCGACCAGCTCCTCGGGCCGGAGCAGGCGGTTCCCGTTTGATCTGGCGAATCCGTGAGCATCGACCTGCCAGCGCGAGCGCGTGTAACGTTCCTTCGACTTTACGACCGGCTCGTCCGCGTAGCTCCGACTATTGTCAGTCGGCGGCTTCCGGAACAGCAGCAGATACTCCGGCATGCCCACCCCCATCTTCGAACCGTCCTTACACTGCTCGGTCCATCCGAGGCGATAGGTCTGGTTGTTCTCGCGAACCACGTCGGTCACGATCGTCTTCATCCCGAGGTAGCCGAATCCGTGGCGGGTGTAGTGATCGATGCAGCGCGCGTGAAACGGGTAGACGGTCTGGAAGCCGAGCCCGGTCATTCCGCCAGGCACGATCCTGTCTTTCACGTGCACGGCCGCGACACGGCCGGGCTTGAGCGCCCGGAGTAGTTCGGGCGTCAAAAAGTCCATCTGTTTGAAGAACTCTGCGTTTCCGTCCGAGTGCCCAAAGTCCGCATAATTCGGCGAGTACTCGTACTGCGTTGCGAATGGGATCGAGGTGAGGACTAAGCCGACCGAGTTCGATTCGATGCGCCGCGTCTCCTCAACGCAGTCGTTGTTGACAAGACGATATCCATCGCCGGCGATCTCGACGCGCTCGACTCCGAGCTTGCGGGTAAGCGAGTGAGCCATCGACGCGTGCGAGAGGCCGTACTCCCGGATGATCGCCGTCATATGCGCGACCATCTGATTGTGCTGCGACCATTTCCGCTCGAGCTGCTTCCGGACCTCTCGCTCGGCCTCCGTAAAGATCAGGTCGATTCGGACGGGTCGCACCTGCAGGAATCGCTGGATGCGATGGATCGCCTGGATGAAATCGTTGAACTTGAAACCGATCCCGAGGAAGATCGCCCACGCGCAATGACGCTGGAAGTTACAGCCTGATCCGGCGATGACGGGTTTGGCAGCCAACTCCTGAAATTTGCCGTTTGAGAAGTCGATGATCGCCTGCTCGCGCACCTCGAGGTCCTGTGTTCCGTAGATCGTGATGGCCGACGGGATCGCCTGCTCGATCGCTTCGCGTTCAGCTTCAAGGTCGTGCCAAATAAGCCGGTGTGCGGCCGGGTCCTCGGCGCGGAGCTCCATTAGCTTCGCGATCCGAGCTGGCAGACTGATCCGCTTCTCGGCCGCCGCGTCCTGCACGCCGATTGCGGCGTCCCTGAACATCCGCGACTGACCTGAGCGATCGACGCCGGCTTCGCTATGATCGGTCGGCACTTCGTGCCAGTTGACCGTCATCTTGGGCAGCGAGTAGCCGTCGTCAGAGAAGCCGAGGTCGGACGGCTTCTGGACGAAGATCGCCCACGAAGCGACCCACAGCCAGAACTCGCGTTCTTTGTGCGGGTGAATCGTCAGGTGATCAGCCTTAGTCGAGTCTCGCTTGAAAAAGCGCGTCTTCGCCTGGCTGACATCCATAATTCCGAGGAACTCGGCATAGGCTAAAAGCTCGATGAACTCATTGGGCGAAGGTGTGGCGGTCGCGACATAACGGTACGGCACGCGCTTGCCGTCCTGCCGATGAATGCCCGTCGGCCCACCGTCGCCCGTACAAAGCCGCATGAACTCCCGAAAGGTCTTGCTCGCTCCAAATCCGCGGAGGATCGATGCCTCATCCAAGACGACGACACTGAAAGCTGCAGGGTCGAGCTTCCCGTCGCGGACGGTTTCGTAGTTCGTGAGATAGATGCCCGTCTCGTCCGCTTCCTCGATCGTGCGGATGAACTTAGGGGCGTCGGTCCAACCGAGGACCTCGACGGCGTCGCGCCGGAACTCCTGACGAACACCAAGCGGGATGATGATCAGCGCCCGGCCGCCCGAGCGCGTGAGAGTTACGCGAGCCGCCTCGAGCTCGATAACGGTTTTACCCAAGCCGAAGGCAGCGAAACACCCTCGACGGCCGCCAGCGACCATCCAACGGACAATGGCGCGCTGATGATCCTTGAGCTTCGGGTTGAGATCCGAGTCTTCGACCGCGAACCCCCACGACTCGGCGAGCTTCACCTTGGATTTCAGGAAGTCTGTGTAGGCCTCGGCGCTCATCGGGTGGCCTCCTCGTAGAGATTCGCGACTTCCTGGCCCCATGTCGTCCATCTGCGAAAATAGGAAGCGCCGTAGTGCCAGCAGGTCGCCAGTCGTTCTGCAGTCACGTTGATACCGTGTCGGATCAGAACAGCGGCGAGCCAGTTCAGGTGCGAAAGCGCGACGGCTCGTGCCTTTGACTCGTTCCGAGCTTCGGAAAACGGCTCGCTGCTGTGCATCTTCCAGACTTCCTCGGTGATCTGATACCGACTGAGCTCACCGCGAGGACCTGGCTGACCGTCCCATTTCTGGCCGGTCTCCTTCATAGCCAAGGCCTCGAGGAGTGGCGCCGGATGGACGCCAACGGGGAGCGCGACCACTGGATTGACCAGCGCGAGCGAGAAGAGGAACACCGGCATCATGCCGCAGCCTCCTCTTGCGTTAGCTCGCGAATAACGACCGTGCAGCCTGGCGTTGGACCGTAGATCTTCCGGATCGGGCCGGAGCAGACCTGCGAGTCATCGATCCAGAAGCCGCCCATCTGCGTCAAGGCGTCGAGCAATGCTTTTTCCAGATTGTCGCGATCCGGTTTCCCGGTGTGCCATAGCGGAGCGTCATCGCGCAGGCCTTTGGCGGGGTTGTTCGATCGGAAGTGCTTCTTCGGCCGCGAGAAAACGTATGTCGAAGACACAAAAACCGGGCCAGCGATCGGCAACGCGGGCTTGCACGGTGTTGCAGCTAGTACGATCTGCGATTTCCAGTTTTCGGCCGTGCCAGCCTCATAGACGCGAGCGACGAACTTGTTACCCATCCGGCGGGCGAACGCCCGCGGCCGCGGCTGTGCCTTTGGCTCGCCGGGAGCGAAAAAGGAGATGCTCATGCAGCCTCCTTCCGTCGCTGTCCAACCAGGTCGAAGAACAAGTGCAGGAATCGCTCGCGCGCTACGCGCGGTGACATTGGAGTGATCGTCATCGCCGCTGGCGGGATATTGACACCCCACTGCGCCGGCGTGGGCCCGAGCAGATCACGAGCCTCGGTCATCAGCGCGATATTGTCGGCCTGCTTGATTGCGGGATTTTCGAAACTCACCCCGTATTTCGCCTCGATCACCTTCGCCAGCCGCTCCTCAATGGCTTTGTATTCTGGCAAGGCGATTTTCAGCGGCCGCGGAACGTCGACCAGGTACGCTTCGGTCGCATCGTGGAGTAGGCCGGCCAGCTGCAGCTCAGACGGAAGCAGGGAGGCGACGATGATCGAATGCTGCGCGACGGAGTAGAACTCTTTCACGTGGCCGCCAAACCGGCAGAGGTTTGAGAGCGCGTGGGCGATGTCCTGAATGCAGATCGCGTCTGCATCGGGCTTGAGCGGAAAGAACTGTTTGCCCGAGTTCGTCTGGCTCCAATCGTTTCGGGCGACCTCGCGGATGACTGGTTTTCCCCAGTAGACCTCGGCCAGCTGTGAAACGAGGCTGAGCAGATTCTCGACCGCGCGATTGTTGACAATGGTGTAGGAGACGCGGTCGAGCGGAATGCCGGCCTCGCTCGCATGCTCTCCGCCTGTAAGACCGGGACGCTCGATGTGAATGATCACGCCGCCGAGGTCGCGGATCAGTTCGACCTCATTGGCAAATCGAACGTCGTCGATGACGACCAGCTTGCCGGCGTCCTTGGCAGCGCAAACGCGCGCCGCCAGGAGATTGAGCCAAAGCCGCTGATCGATCATTTCGCGCCCCCACTGCGTTCCGAGGGTCTGCATCGCGAACCTCGGCGTGTTTCCGCCGAGAACGGGATGCGGAGTTTCCTTTCCTGTGCTGAGGTCTGATCCCGTCAGACCGAGGACGCCGAGCATTTCACGGATCGGCTGGGCGAAAGATATGCGCTCAGCTCCGTACAGCTCGACCAGGTGATTGGCGGCGGAACTCTTGCCGGAGGTTTTGAAACCCGAGAAGGCGATTAGGTTCATGCGGCCATCGCCTCCCTCGGCAGATCGTAAACGTAGACCGCAACATCGGAGGCGCAGAGCGTCTCCTGGATCAGGAGTTCGATCACCTCCCAATCGCCGCCGGCGAGTCCTGCTCCCATCCTCGGCATGTGAACCGATGAACAGTCGCAACAGGCCTTGTGTGCGATCTCGGCAAGGCCTGCGCCCAAGGCGTGATACCGGATTGGCGGGAGTCCGTATGAACGGCCACCGAGACCGGTCTGGCCGATGATATTCGCGACACTGAGACCGCGCTCAACCTCGACGAATTGAACGGCGCCAAGCGGGAGCGTTACAACCTTCCCCATCTTGTTGAACCATTCGCGATATTGATGCTCGGGCTCGCGCCATCGGCGCGAAATGGCGAGCACAAAGCCAGCCCCCCACGCGCCGATGTCGTTACAGCAGTGCGCGATAATCTTGCGCCCTTTCCCGATCGGGTGGGTTGCGTCGCCGATGACGTATTGGATCGGTGTCATGCGACGGCCACCTCCATGCCGAGCTTCTTGAGCTCACCCTCGTAGAGCTTTGCCAGCCGCCTCGAGAGCGTGCACTTGCTGATCGGCGGGTTCTTTGGGAGTTCGTCGCCCAACCACCGTTGCTCAGGGTGGAAGTTGGCCCGAACCTCGAGGATCTGGTATTCCTCTGGCTGGGCGCCGAGGTAAAGCTGCTGCCGAGCATGAAAGTCCAGCAACGCGTCACTCAGGTTGCCCGTTTGGGTACTGTGCTTCCCGTCTTCGCCGCGCAGGCGATAGGTGAAGGTCCACGTCGGGACAAAGCGTTTTTCTTTGTCCATGTCAGCCTTTCACGGCCGCGGCGGCCAGATCGATCTGGTTGGAGAACTTGTCGCATTCGTGAAGGACCTTGCCCTTGCGGAATGCAACCTTGTGCGGATAGCTCGCGGCCGGCCAGGCGTACAGGTCCTTGACTGCGATTTCGATCGCGACGTAACGGTCCCCGCTCTTGCTGCGGAATTCGTCGCAGAAGAATGGACGGGAGCAGGCATGATACTTGCCCTCGCCGCACTCTTCCGAGGTCGGATTCCACGCGTGATGCTCGACGGTCGACCCGACGATCCACTGCGTCTCGTTGGGCATGCCTTCCTGCGTCTTGAAGTCGGAAGAAACGCGCTTGAAGAGGACGACCTTTCCTTTGCTGGCCTGCACGCCCTCATCTTCGAGCCAGCCTGCAGTTCCCGGCTTCCGCTTCGGAGTCACCGTCCTGCAGTTCTTGCCCACTTTCTTTACGCTCTTCGCTTTCGCCAGGAGCCACGCTACCACAAAGCCCCCAATTTCGAGGGTAGTGAACGGGCTTTGGTTGTGCACGGCACTGCTGTCCCACGCTACGACGTGGCTGCTGTCCCGCGCTACGACGTGGCTGCTGTCCCACGCTTCGACGTGGCTGCTGCCCCACGCTACGACGTGGCTGCTGTCCCACGCTACGACGTGGCTGCTGTCCCGCGCTACGACGTGGCTGCTGCCCCACGCTACGACGTGGCTGCTGTCCCACGCTTCGACGTGGCTGCTGTCCCGCGCTACGACGTGGCTGCTGTCCCGCGCTACGACGTGGCTGCTGCCCCACGCTACGACGTGGCTGCTGCCCCACGCTACGACGTGGCTGCTGCCCCACGCTTCGACGTGGCTGCTGTCCCGCGCTACGACGTGGCTGCTGCCCCGCGCTTCGACGTGGCTGCTGTCCCGCGCTACGACGTGGCTGCTGTCCCGCGCTTCGACGTGGCTGCTGCCCCGCGCTTCGTCGTGGCTGCTGCCCCACGCTACGACGTGTCTGCTGTCCCACGCTACGACGTGGCTGCTGTCCCTA